GAGAAGAAGCCTACCAAGAAGTAGTAAAATACTTCAAGCAAGCAAAAACCCCTGAAACATGGGGTTTTCTGCTCTAAGAGTAAGAGACGACTAACACCAAACTTAAATAGCAATGGTGACCAGGGAGGGAAGCCCTCCTAGTATACCGAAAACATGGCTTCCCCTGCAATTCGTTTAGAGTTAAGCAGAACGAGCATAAGGACGTAGAGCCTTACAGGTAAAGGGTTTGTGGAGGAAAAGAAAAAGTGAAATGTGAGAATTGGTGAGTGTATATATATATGTAGTATAGGTGATTCTCTCTCCACTTTGGGAGTTGATATCAGGATTTGGACTAGAATATTGACTCTCCCACCTTGATTTTCTCTCCAGCACCTATATACCCTGGGAAACCACAAGATATAGTGCCATCATGTATCAAATAGGTTGGTAATTGGTACATGATAGCTCGATCCTCTCACGACTGGCATTAAGTATGAAGTTATGAACACTCAATACTCTGACCACATTATCAACAGCTTAACACACTCCTTAACACTCTCAACCTACCGTTCAAACTGTTAACCTTATCTCTACTCTATCACCTGGTTTCACCTGGTATGGCGTGAGCCCTACCATTCTATTTTTTTTTCTTCACTATGTCTTGACATCAATACATCATCATGTTAACGTCGGTTCAGGTTATCAACGAGAGGAGGTGAATCATGAAGCTCACCAACCAAGAAATCACCAAGACCGTGACGCTCAAGAGGCTCGCGGGCCACAAGCTCGGCCTGTACCTCGACGACTTCAAGAAGCCGGTGGCTGAGATTCAGTTGCTAGAATCCTACAACTTTGATGAAAACAGGAAACCAGAAAAAGTGAGCGTGACCGTGCTGAAGATGGAGTCGGCGACAGGTATCAGTCTTCACATGGAACACGGCTACGAGTTGAAGTTGACACTGGACAGGGGGTAACACCATGACCACCTTGCACCTATTGGTGGAGCTAATCAGGTGGCGACACAGCAACCGGGAGGGAGTGACGACGTGAAACTATCAGAGCAGTTTGAGCAGCACCTTTACCAGTCCGGCCGACGGTATGGTTACGGCGCAGTTGATTTCTACTACCCGCCGGGCCACGTTAACCACGGCAGCTGTAGCACGATCATCACCGGGATCACCGGCAAACTTGCGGATACCCTCATGGGTAAGTTAAACGAGGCATACGAGCGGGGTTACCGCGCCGGCGAGTTGGTCGGGGAAGCCAAGACCCTACACAGAATCGAAAGGGGATAACCATGAGTGCATACGTAGTAGACCCGGCCATCATCAACCGGATACTGTCAGCCCTGGCAAACGGGCGGGATGGTTGCGGGAAGTGGTGCCTAGAGTATGAGTACCTAAAGGCATTGAAGGACGCACAGGGAACCCGCGAGGAACGCGAGGCATTAGGGCGGGAGATGTACGCTATCAACATCGACAGTGTATGCGCCCGTTATCCCGATTCAAACAGGTTGCCGGGTACTATCGGTGACGGTGAGGGCGGGATAGTGGGGTATGAGTACCGCCTAGAGGAGTCCGGCGGCAAGTGCCAGACCTACAAGGATATAGGGTGCTGGATATACCAGTCCTGCGAATCGGAACAGACCTGCAACACCCCGATATACAAGGCACTGGAGATATTCAGGGCGAGGGTTGCAGATCGAATCATCAACGACCTGCCCGAGTACCAGACCGCAACCTGGGGATAGGGGGTGAGGGCATGACAACTGACATCAAGGCCGGGATCGACTGCACGTGTGCTGGTTGTGGCAAGGCATTCACCCTGGACGCAAGTGCCGGGAACTTGGGTATGATGTTTGACCCCACGCCGCAATATTGTAGCAAGCGTTGCGCGAAGTTGAGCCGCAAGCGCCAGGCGATCACCGACTACCAGCACCGGGATCACATGAGCATCTTTGACGTGGAAGGGGTCTAACATGGAAACCCTACTACCCATCCTCGTGGTGGTCCTCATAGCCGTGCTGTGGTGGTGGACACGGTGACATGGGTAACTGGAGTTCTTGCCGAGCCCGAGCATCCAGGGTACGCCGGGATAGCTGACTACTGTTGGCATCACTTTGAGGTTGAGGACCGCAAGATATCGGCGCGAGAGTATGAGGACGTGCGCGACATACTCACGGTCTACCGATCCGACGGCAAGGTGTATCGTAGATGGTGGAGCCTGGAGGCCGGCGCGTGGGACGTGTGCGAACTTGCCGAGCAGATAGACAAGGAGCGTGGCGGGTCCGGTGAAGTCGAGGATCCGGTGGCGGTCATCTACTGGATGGTGGAGGAACGTAAGGCCGAGTTGACCAATGCCAAAGCACAACGCACGTTTGACAACGGTATGCTATCGGAGGCCGAGGCCGACCAAGCCGTAAGGTTCCTCGCATTAGCCGACGAAAAACGAGAGGCGGTACTAATGAAAGCGGAGCGTCCGGCTGCGAGTGGAGGTAATGGCGGGAAGTACCGCCGCACAAAGCGGGAGGTGTCGCCCGCTGTGCTGGAGGAGATCGCACACATGGAGTACGGAGATCGCCGGGTAGCCGTGTACCTCATGCTTGAGGCCGGTCTGCGTATCAGTGAGGCGCTTGATGCCCGCTGGCGTGACCTGGACGTGGAGCCGGGGTATCTATGGGTGCGGCGCCGCAAAGGTGGCGAGAATGAGTTAGTGCCGATCACAGTGGTACTCCAGGTGGAGATTGACCTGCACCGTAGGGTGAGCGGGTCCGCACCTGATGATATGATAGCGGGAGGTATCCGTGACCAGGCGCTTCGCAAGTGGCTTAACAGGCAGTGGGATATCAGCCCCCACCAGCTACGGCATACGTTCGCCTGCCGTCTGCGACACGAGCGGGGTTGTGATGTGCGAGAGATACAGGCGCTACTCGGGCACCGTAGCATAAGCAGTACGACACGGTATGACACGCCGAGGTTAGGACACCTGGCGGCGAAGATGAAAGGGGATAACAAGTGAAGCTAATAAAGCGAGTCACAATAACCTTCCCGATGGAGGTCTATGAGTACCTACGCAAGCGGGCATACGAGGAGCACAGGAGCATGACCGGGATCGTGGTCGAGATATTGAAGCGAGAGATGAAGAAGAAGTAACCCACCTGTTACTCCCCACCTAACCCCCCTCCGCAGGGGGGTTTTCCTTTGCCCCTGTCACTATCGAATTGCAGGGGAAATCCCCACCCTGCTACACTACCAGTAATTGGTAATTGGTAATATCTGGTAAACGGGAGGTCCACGTGGTAGTAGCCGCGCTGGTTCTATCGGCTTTGTCCCTCGCAGTTTCAGCAATCCTTCTATTCCTTGCTTGGCACGTCATTGACTCACTACACATGACGTTCGACGTGGAGAAACAGGTCGATAACAGCATGAACCAAACCCTGGCCGTAACCCCCAACCCCAACGAGGCACCCCCCGGTCCTTACGAGATGGTGGACATCACCGAGCAGCAGGAGTACCAGAACGAGCAGGAAATGATAGCGGCAGGCAAATGGACAAAATCAGATTAGAGAAAGACGTCAAACCAATCGTGAAGTCACAGACTCAAGCCCCCCTGTCTCCAAGTGAGGAAGCGGTAGTAGTCTCGATGCTTGCCGAAGGACACGCGCAGAAAGTGGTAGGTGAGAAGGTTGGTAAGGACCAGTCGCAAATCTCTCGCATTAAGAGGAAGCACGAGGATCAGATAGCCGAGCGGCGCGGGGAAATATACGAGGACAGGCTTGACGACTACTCACGAATCGTATGCAAGACACTGGCCCGCCTGGAGGAGAAACTGGACAACGACGACAAGGTGACCGCCAAAGACTTAGCCTACATTCTCAAGGTCATATTCGACAAGCGGCAACTACTCATTGGCGCACCGATAAGCACCTTCACCTATACACCCAACCAGCTTCAAGAGTTTGACGCACTCGCCAGTAAGGAGACATTTGAAGCCAACTACAAGCAACTACAGCAGATGATAATTGACGAGGCTGAGACGACCGAGGCCAAGGAGATAGAGGACGGGGAGGTCATCAGTGAATGACGATGGCATGACCCCCGAGCAACGGAAAGCATTGGAGGCCGAGAGCCGCATAGCCTGGATGGTCTACCGCCGGATGCGTAACAACAAGAACCAGCCGATGGAGTGGATAGACCGCTCATGGCAGCTTGACATACTTGCCGACGATGCGAGGCAGCTAGCGGTTATCAAAGGCGCACAGATAGGGTTGTCCACCATCGAGATATTCAGGGTCATCCACCGCTGCCTCCACCACAACCTCACCTGGATATATATTCTCCCAACACGTGACGACATCTTTGAGTTTAGCCCGCTGAAGTTCGACCCTATCATGACCTTCAACGACTTCCCCGGCAAGGTGGCATCGAAGGAGCAGAAGTACATCGGCGAGGGAAACAATAAGAGTTATCTTGTGTTCAAGGGCTCCTGGAAAGAACACGAAGCGATAATGATAGATGCTGACGGCCTCTCTTATGACGAGGTAGACAAGTGCAAGCCCGACGTGCTGGAGACTTACGAGAGCCGCATACAGGCCAGCGAGTTCGGGTGGGAGGACTTCTTTTCCACCCCGACCACGCCCAACACAGGCATTGACAAGAAGTTTCAGGAAAGCGATCAACGGCACTGGTTTATATGGTGTAGCCACTGTGGAGAGGCGCAGTTCCTACAGTGGCCGGCCTCCGTGTGCTATGACCGCAAGGCTTACGTGTGTAAACACTGTGACGGGATACTGACCAACAACGACAGGCGTAAGGGTCAGTGGGTTAAGAAGTTCCCAGGCCGGGAGATTCACGGCTTTTGGGTGTCGCAGATGATGGCCCCCTGGATAAGCGCGAAGCAACTGATAGCCAAAGAGGACAAGAAAGGCCGCCAGTATTTCTACAACTACTGCCTGGGTATTCCCTACGTAGGGAGTGAGATAAGCGTATCCGAAGGTGTGATCCTCAAGAACCTGCGCGACCACCGCAACACCAAACAGGACGCCTGCATGGGAGTGGACATAGGCAAGACTCACCACTATGTAATCGGAAACAGGGAGGGCATATTCGAGATCGGGACGCTTGACTACTCACGCGACGACGAACGCAAGGGGTGGGACAAGATAGCCCTCAAGATTCAGGAGTTCGACGTGCGTACCTGCGTGGTGGACGGGTTGCCCGACGTGGACGAGGCGCGGGATCTGTGCAAGCAGTTTCCTTTCAGGGTGTGGGCCAACTTCTACCACAAGCGGGAGGAGAAGGTGAAGCCCGTCGAGTTCAAGCAGGTGGAGAAGCAGGTGATCTCCGACCGCTACCGGACGCTGGAAACTACCATCGGCTCACTATACGCCGGGGAGATAGGCGTGTTTCTCAACCCCAACCGCCCCTCATTCACCGAATACGTAGAGCAATGGAAGTCGGTGTTCCTCAAGACCGAGACTGACAAGCAGGGCGTGGAGCGCAAGGTGTGGGCGTCGATCACCGGGAACGATCATTTCCCCCATGCAACAAACTACTGGCGAATCGCCCGCGACAAGAACAAGGCGAGTGAAAAAAAGACACCGCCGTATGACCCCGACAAGCCCGACTCGCAGAAGATGCTCGAAAAGCGACTGGCAAGCGTAGGCGCAGGAGGCACAGACGATGGCGACTGGTATACCGATTGACCAAAACGACCCCAACTCTCAGTCCGCAGGCAACGCATTGATGCAGGTGAACGTACCCGACCCCACTGGCGCAGCGCTGGCGGGCAGGTGCCGTGGCTTGATAGACGAGAGCAAGCGGGCGAAGCAGCAACTTGAGGTCGAGTGGAAGAAGTACCGGCGCTTCTACCTTGCTAACCAGTGGCCAAAGAACCGTCCGACCTACAAGGCAAACAACGTAATCAACGTAATCCACTCCACCATCGAGTCCGTTCTGCCGATACTCACTGACGACTTGCCGATACTGGAGGCCAAGCCCCGCATCGAGGAGGAGTACACAAAGGCCGAGAAGATAACGCACACCTACAAGTTCCTGCACCGCAAGCTCGGCATGGAAAACACGATAGAGGAAACGCAACTCGACGCCCTGACCTACGGTAGCGGCTTCTACAAGGTGACATGGGACGCCGACCGGGAGCCCCGCAACTACATAGACTCCGAGACGGGGGAGTTGGCGGTAGACGAGATGGGGAAGCGCAGGGTAATTACCATCGGGGAGGTAGGGGTGTTTCGTATATCACCCTTCCTCATCTACCCCGACCCAGCGGCAACGTGCGTAGAGGATTGCGCCTACATCATTGAGGCCAAGCCGGTTGACTTAGACTACATACGCTTGCGCTACCCCGAACACGTGGACAGGGTGAAGGTCGAGGACATACCCCTGCCAACGGCGCACTCGGACTGGAGCGACGACCCGGTGGTAATAGACCACAACCACGACCGCCGCTACTCGGGCACCAGTGCGGGAGATAACACGGAGGGCCGCAAGCGCGTGATGCTGTACGAGATATGGGTCAAAGAACTCTCGCTCCTGCGCCAAGCCACCGAGCAAACCCCGCTTGCCTATGACTACGAGCAGTTCCCCAACGGGAGGCTCATCACAATGGCGGGTGACGTGATACTGCGAGATATCCCCTTCCCCTATGACGACGGCGAGTATCCTTACGTCAAGCAAGATGACTACCCGGTGAGTGATTCCTTCTTCGGCATGGGAGAGTGCCCTAACCTCATGCCCTTGCAGAAGGAACTCAACAAGCGTTCATCCCAGTTAATCGAGAACGCGCAGATGATAGGCAACCCCAAGCTCCTCAACCCCAACCAGTCCGGCATAGACCTCTCAAAATGGAACAGCAAGCCCGGCACCATCATCACCTACGAGCCCGACTTCCCCCCAAAGTTCCTTGAGGTGACGCCACTCCCGAATTACATCTTTGAGATTCTGGAGTCCACAAAGCGGGACGTTGAGTGGATAAGCGGTGTGCATGACGTGTCGATGGGCCGCCAGCCACAGGGGATAACAGCCGCAAGCGCGATAGCGGAGTTACAAGAGGCGGCGCAGACCAAGATACGCAAGAAGATAAGGGTGCGGGACAGGGCGCTTGAGAAGGTGGGGGAGAAGATGCTTTCCCGCATCCGGCAGTTCTATGACGAGCCGAGGCAGATTAGGGTAGCGGGCGACGAGGGGTTTACCTTCGACGAGATTCATGCGCCTGACCTGGACGGCATATTCGACATCGAGATAAATACCGGTACACGGCACCCGCTATCACGAGCCGGCAGGTTCCAGGAGGCAATCACGTTGTCGGAGGCCGGGAAGATTGACGACGAGAGCTTGCTTGAGGTTATCGACTGGCCGGGGAGGGACAAGATAAACGCCCGGCGCCGTGAGCGAGAGCAACGAGAGATGGAGATGCAGCAACAGCAGATGGGAATACAACAGCAGATGACGATACAGCAGCAACAAATGAAGGGTGACCAGCAACTAGAGATGGAAGGCATGAGGCAAGAGGGACAGATGCAACAGCAGATGCCCCCGCTCGAAGGTATGCCCGCACCTCCACAGGGTATGCCTCCCGAGGAAGCAGAAAGGCTTATGGCCTTAATGCAGGAAGCAATGCAGGGAGATGGTGAGATGCCGGAGGAAATAGCGGCAATGATAGGGGGTCAGCCAGAATGACGGTAAGCAAGGACTTTGAACTGGAGCAGTATTACAACAAGGGCATGGCGGGGGCGTCAAGTTCACTTACCGCAAGCGAGATGCGTTCCGCGCTGGAAATGCTAAGGCGCAGGTGGGGTAGTGGAGAGTCTGTGGGGAAGTACGAGCGTATAAGCCCGGCAGGGGTACGTGCCAAAAAGATTTATGAGGGAGCTTACAAGCCCTGGCAGGCGGCTTACAAGAAGGGAAGCCACGGAAAGAAAGCGGTGGGGGCGCACCAATGGATCAAGAACTACTGGGACTGGCTGGCAGGAGGGGCAAAGACCCGCACGGAGAGGCCAGCGAAGGGTATGGCGGCAGGTCATATGGGTACGCAGTACCTCACCGACCAGGGTTGGCAGACATACGGACAACTAGACCCCGAGAGTGAGAGGGCCAAGTACATAGCCGCCAAGATAGAGGCAGCAGAGGCAGACACCGGCGAGGCGCAAAAATACTGGGAGGGCTGGACAACGCCGGGGGGATGGGATTATACCGCGCATAACGCATGGACAGGGATCGAGGGGAACCCCTTGTGGGCCGACTATAAGGGCATGGGATGGTTGCCAAGCACCGGCCCTTCACGATACAAGCCCCCGCCTCCCACGCCATCACCTGTCATACACCCCGAAGGGGCATCTCCGATCTCCCGCAACGTGACCATCAACTTCGGCGCGGGCGGGAATCGGGAGGGCAACGCCGCAACAGCGGGAGCGGCAGGAACCGTGTCCCGCACACCAGGGGCTACCTTCTACTCGGGCGACGGGTTTATGAAACAAGCGAGAGAGAGGGCGGCGAAGCGAACAGGCAGACGACTATCACAGGCAGGGGTTACGGCTGTGCCAAGTCTTACCCGGCTTGGTAAGTACAGGGACTCATTCTTGCGAGGGGGGTTCTAATTGCCCTATGAATCACCTCGCAACTCGGATTGGGAATTACCTACGGATTCGAGTACGAATTGCAGGGAAAATAGCAAAGGGAGTATCCTAGAAGAAATTACCAGTAATTGGTAATTATTAAGAATGACCAACCACCGACAAGGAGGAGTCATGGGCGGGTTTGAAAAAGGAGTGCCGCTTGAGGGGCCGGAAAACCCTGGAGTGGTAACAATGCCGGGGCAACAGGGACAGCCGGGCGAGGGAGAAACGCCTATCAACGTCACCCTCCCACCAGCGCCGGAACCCAAAGCACCCGAGGGTGAGACAGGGCCAGCGGAGCCGACTTACGAGTTCAAGAGCCGGGGTCATACCCGGCAGGTCACTATGGCCGAACTCCAGAAACTTGCTTCCGCTGGTGAGGACTACACCCACAAGACGCAGGAGTTGGCCGCCGAACGGGAAGAACTTGAGCCCACGCGAAAGTTGCAGGGGTATCTCAGCGAGAACCCGCAGGTGGCGCAGACAATCTATCAGACGATAGAGCAACAGATGGCGCAGGGCGGCGCACAGCCGGGGCAACCTTATACGGACCCCGCCATGCAAAACCAACTGCGCGGGCAACAGGAAAGACTAGCAGACCTGGAGTACCAGAACGAGGTAATGAGATTCCAGCAGCAGTACCCAGACTCGAACAGTGACGAGGTGTTGCGGTTCGCCATCGACAACGAGATACCAAACCTTGTCATGGCTTACCGCGCCATGCACTACGAGGACGCGAAGAAGGAGGCCACCGAGGGGCTTGTGCAGACCGTACAGGCCAAGCAGCAGGCGTCGGTCGAGCAGCACGGTTCAGCGGCCCCTCCATCCAACGTCATCGACACGCGTGGCAAAAGCACCCGGCAGTTGTACGAGGAGGGCGCGAAGTTTTACCCGCTGGAGACGTAGTTACCCTGGTTACTCCGTTGGAAGGAGGAACAGGTTATGGCCCTTAACTGGGACAACGTGACCGCGCTAACGCGCAACCTGATTCTTCCAGGACTCGAAGATCAGATATTCAACTCGAACCCCTTTCTGATGAAGATGTATCAGAAGGGGCGCAAGGTACAGGGCGGGGTCAAGATACTCCAGCCGTTAGAGTACGCAGGCACCAGTGCGGCGGACTCTTACAGCGGTTACGACACCTTTTCCACCACGCCCAACGAGATGTTCACGGACGCCGAGTATGAATGGCGCCAGAACTACGTGACCATCAACATATCCGGTCTTGAGGAACGGAAGAACTCGGGCGACAACGCGGTCATATCCTTACTGACCAGTAAGGTAAACAACGCACGAAAGACACTAGAGGACAACCTGGGCTACCAGCTTTTCGCCTACGGAAACTCCAGCGACACGGCCACGCATGGCCGGGGAGCAGAGGGTATTCAGGGACTTCTCAGTGCAGTAGACGACAGCTCCAACGTGGACTCCTACGGTGGTATAACCCGCTCCACCTATACGTGGTGGAAGTCGGGGTACACCTCCTGGAGTGCCACGGCAGTAAGCGAGTCCGCGATCCAGGGGATCATCGGTGACAGGACCATCGGCAACTCAAGGCCCGATATGATCCTGACTCACCAGGACATCTACGACAAAATTTTCTCGCTTCTAGTTGACAAGCAACGCTACGGCAGCGAGGAGATGTTGAAGGCGGGCTTCCAGTCCGTAGTCGTAAACGGAATACCCGTTGTCGTGGATTCCCACTGTGGATCGACCGACATATGGTTCCTGAACACGAGCGACGACAAACTGGACTTCATATCCCATCAGGATGCGGCGTTCAAGTTCGAGCCGTTCCAGAAGCCAGTAGACGCAGACGCCCGTACCGCATCCATCATCCACCAGGGCAACCTTGTTTCTGGTGCGTGCTGGCGGCAGGCCAGGGTCCACAGCGTCAATACAGCACTGTAAAGGAGGTGTAGCAAGTGACTGATTACCTTAACGAAAGCAACGTGGATCAGCAGATAGTGTCTGGTTATGCAGACCTGTTGGGCCGCAAGAAGTATGCGGACGGCAAGGGGTACATATACGCCTACGCAGGTGTAAACCTGACAGCGGAAACCCCTTACGTTCTGTCTTGCCGGGCGACCGCAGGAGAAAGCCCCGCGATCAAGGCGGTGGCAGACGACGCCAAGAAGAACATGGTCGTCGTGCCTGACATCTCGGTATCGAGCGGTGACAGGCTTTGGATACAGTTCCAGGGTCCGGCCACCGTAACCGTGGCCGACACGACCTACACCGCCGGTGACGGCCTCAAAATCCACAACGGCGCGGTGACGGACATGGGTGCTGCTCACTCCAACGCTGACGAGGAGTTTGCGTCAATCACCACCGGAGGCGACACCACAACTAGCCTCACCGTGTACCTGGTAGGCCGAGAGGCACTAGGGACCACCTAATAGAAGCGATTGCCGGGGGAGGTTAATCCCTCCCCCGATAATCCAACTGACTTCCTGGGAGGGGAGAATATGGCTTCAAAGAATGAACTGAAACTGCTTCATCAGATAGCAGTAGGCAATAGTTTCAACGGGACCAACTTCGACGTATCGGGCGGCGAGGTCATAATCAAGCCACTCGGCGTGGAGGCAGGCGACATAGCTGCCGGTGCCGTGACCGTCGCGGAGTTATCCGACGTAGCCAACACTCGCACAGCGGAGTTTGTGGTGGAGACTATGACCACAACCGCAATGAGTACCAACGCCACCTTCAGGGGTGCGTTTGTGGCTCCTGCGGCCTGCACGTTGACGAACGCCTACCTGGTCCCGCACGTTGCGATAACAGGGGCGGACACCAACACGTTCCATGTGAACCTGCAAGACCGTGGCGCGGCGGGCTCCGGCACCGACGAGATAGCGAACCTGGACTTTGTGAGCGGCACCGACGCCGCGATCCTCAACAACCTGTCCTTCGGGACGCTTTCCGCAACCCACAAGGTACTGGCTGCCGGTGACGTGGTAGCGGTGCAGATGGAGAAGATAGGCGACGGGCAGGCTTCACCACGCCTCAGCATCGTACTCGCCTACCAGCTCGACGACGAGTAACAGGGAGGGAGCATGAACGCCGAAAACCTAGTAATGCAGGTTGACTGTTGGGGGCGCCCCGTTGGTTTGATAAACACCGCATGGCCTGTCATAACCCACGCACACGCTTCGGAGGCGCTGGCAAGCGTGGCGGCTGTTGCAAACACGCACCATGTCGTAACGGGGATTGATGTGTCCACCGACTTAGATGGCGCACTGGTTACGATCAAGGAGGACACCACTACTAAGTGGCAGTTGAACATAGGTGACGCTTCGGCGGTAAGCCCGATATATCGTAAGTTCCCCACGGAGATTGTCCTTGCCGCAAACAAGACGTGCAACCTTGCGATCAACGGAACGACAGCTTGTAAAGCAAACCTGTTCGGATACAGCATCAAAGTGAAGTCATAGGGCCAACAACCAACTAACCGAAAGGAGTTAGGAATGGCACAGGAAATGACAGTGGTGTTACGCAACACCAGCGACGAGGTATGGGGGGATTACTTCAACGGCCAGTACTTTGTTTGTGACCCCGGCAACACGGCACCTATGGCGGAGTCTGTTGCCAAGCACTTCATAGGTGACTGGCACCTGGAGGACTCCGAGCTTATCTACAAGGAAACGAAGCGGGTGTTGGGCCGCATCCCCGAGGACAGGCGGAAACTCGAAAACCCCCTGCAAATGGAACTGGACAAGGTGGTGGAGCCACCCAACCAGGACATCGAGCCGAAGGACACCAAGATGGAGCCAATGACCATCATCCCGCAGGAGATCGAGCCGGAGTTTCCCGACGCTCCCGAGGCCATCAAGCCGAGGAAGCACAGGCCACAAAAGAAAAAGGCGGCGAAGAAAGAAGTAGCCGATGAACCTGACGACACTGATAAGTGACGTCCGCTCACGCTTAGACGAGGACACGGAGGGCTACTGGACGGACACGATGATAACCCGGTGGCTCAACGAGGGCAACCGGGACGTGGCCTACCGCATGGAGAACCTTGAGGCCACCGAAACCTCAAACATAGTAGCCAACCAGCATAACTACTCCCTGCCGTCAGACTACCTCAAGATAAAGCGGGTAACCGCCGACTCCCACCCACTGTCATACATCGACTTCCCCCGGCTCAACGCCTACGAGAGCAAGGGTACAGCGTCCACCGCCACCACTGGGAACCCCGAGGTCTACTACCTGTGGAATGACGAGATCAACCTTTACCCTACCCCGTCGGCAGGGGTGACCAACGGGCTTGTCATCTCTTACTACAAGTCGCCGGCCACTCTCGCGGATGGCGCTGACACGCCAGACAACCCCGAGCAACTTCACTACCTGCTTGTGCTATACGCCTGTGAGGTGGGCCTGCGGCGGGACACGCTGGATGCGGCGGCAGACAGGTACTTGCGGCGCTACATGGAGGGGTTGGCGCAGGCGACACGCTACTACGCAGTGCCGCAGAGGACGGGATGCACTCAGATTCAATACATCGAGGAGTAAATGGCAAACAACCCGCGAGGCACAAGGCGGCATGGAAGGGTAGTTGAATTCACCGACTTCTCAGGTGGACTTAACTCCGCTGTGCCGACCACGAAGGTAGCCGAGAACGAGTTATCCAACATCACTAACTTCGACCTCCACGAGCCCGGCGTACTCCGCACCCGCAAGGGGTACGTGAAGTTGAACCCATCACCTATCAGTGAGAACCCGGTAGTGGGCTTGCATGAACTCATCCGTAAGGATGGACAGCGCGATCTCATAGCGGCTTGCGGTGGCTACCTTTACAGGTGGAACGGAAGTGACAGGACGTTCGATGAGATATACGCAGACTCTACCGAGAACGCGACCTATGGGGATAACCCTGTACTCAACCCCTCCTTTGAAAACGGCGACATCACCAACTGGACGAAGAACAACAATGGCACCCACACGTCAGTAGCGCAGGCACAGACAGGGGGGTATGACGGGGATAAGTACCTCTCGATTATAACACTTGAACCAGCCAACTACTTAGGCGTAACAGGAACAATGGAGTCCCAAACAGGTTGGAGTTTTACGGGTGGTGGGGGTGACTATCTCGGGGAAGCCAAGTACACAACTGAGAAAGCGCACGCGGGTTCTTACTCCATTGAACTCAAGTCAGGCTACGACGGCCCGGCAGAGGTCACGACCAAGGCCACGACATCAGGTCATTACAACTGCGAAGAAGAAGCGGACATAATCATTTCCCCTTGGCTCCTGTCAGAAGTCGCTGACAGGCACTTAGATTGTCGTATTTACTTCTACGATTCGGAAAGCGACCAAACGGGATACAAGCACTACTACAACCACGTAATACTTGCCGACACCTGGGAGCAGTTTACCAACACGGTTGTCCCCGCCGATATTCCGGCGGGTACAACCAAATACAAGATAGTGTATTATTCAGAAAATAAAGCATTTTCCATTTATATTGATGATGTTACGGCTTACTCAAGGCCGTGCTTCGACGACGACGGAACCTCCGACCTCTTTGCTTTTGACCGCACGGTGGAGAATAGGGTGGATGCCGCTATCAAGCGCGAATCATCCGACGACTACTCCAACATCAACTGCTACCTCAAGATAGCATGGTATACAAGTGGTGACTCTCTCATCTCCACCACAACATTACTGACTAACCCCAACGACACAACCGCGTGGAAGGCTTCTGCTGTTTCCATACCCGCCGACTCCGTACCTGCAACCACGGCGAAGGCGAAGATTATCTGTGATGTTGACGGGTACTATGACGGGTACGACTCAGATGCAGCGGGACACGGCTACGGGTTCGACAAGATACGGGTTCGAGAGGCGAGTTCGATAAGCGAACGCCTGCCCCTTGACGATGATGTTATCCCGTCCTTCACTTCTTTCATGGGTAGAATCTACATAAGCGGGTACTCCAAGAATATCAAGCTCACGAAAGGGCAGGTAGTACAGTACCTTCCCGAGAACCCGACACGTAGCAAGTACAACACCGTCCACAAGAATCGCCTGTGGCTTGCCGGTGACCCCGAGCATTCTTCGAGGCTGTACTTTACCGACCTCACGGCGGGCGGCGAAGCGAACCCCGACTACATAGACGCGTTCTCATTCGTTGACCTCGACCCCAACGACGGTGACGAAATAACGGGGCTTGCGCCGTGCGCGGGCAACCTCACCATCTTCAAGCACCGGAGTGTCTACGTCATCTCCGGCTCAAGTGAGGCCGACTGGTACGTAAAGCGGATAACTACTGATACTGGATGCGCTTCTCACCACTCGATAGCTAACGTGGACGGAAACCTACTCTACTTAGCCAGTCCCACCGACGGGGTATACGTGTTCGACGGGGTGCTACCCCGCAAGGTATCAGCAAAGATAGGCCCGCTCATGGCCCGCATCGTCAACCCCGAGCGCAGTGTAGGGGTGTTCTTCGACGGGCGCTACTTCCTGTTCTGCGACGACCAGCGCAGCAAGTACCCGTATAACGATACCTGCTATGTGCTATCGGTGAGTGCCGGTAACTGGACGCGCTACAAGAACGTGTATGCCAGGTGTGCCATTGTAAGGCAGGGGTTGGGGCAGTTCCTTCTCGGTGACTCGCGGGTTAACGCGGACTACACCGAGGATGATGTTGAGTCCACGCAGACGGGCAATGGCGGGTTAGTGTGGAAGTTCCTTGAAGGCAATAACGACGATGGGGAGAGGATCACCGCAGACTTCACTACAGGGGATATGCCCTTGCGGGGCATGGGCGTAGAGGCTAGGGTGCGAAAGGCGTTCTGCTACGCCAAGAGCGGGGCCGACACTCAATCCCTAACTGTAGCATACGCCAGTGACAGGGCGCACGACACATCGGAGGACACCTTCAACCTTGCCGCAACAGGCACTAACAAGTGGGGCGTGGGTGAGTGGGGAGTGGCAAGGTGGGAGAACGACCAGATTTTGAAGCATACGTTTGTTCCAAGCGATACGGCGGCCAATAGTGCCAACCAATTCCGCTTGAAGGTATCAACCGCTGACACTGAGCCGGAGGCAAGGAAGATGAAGGGCGTGGAAGTGTACGGGTTTAGCATCGTAGACCGTGAGAGGCGCGTTCGGGCATGAGCAAGGAGAAATAACAGTGGCGCACATAACAAAACCGCATGGAGATTTTTCAACAGGGGCGATACCCCCCGACAAGGTGAACGACCAGATGGATACCGTTTACAACGAGTTCAACGGGGGTATTAACGCCGATAACATAGAAAACGACTCGCTCACCGATAACGAAATAGCGACCGCCATCAAGCCAGTACTTCGCTATAAGGAGTGCTTCCAAGACCACTCTTACAGCGGGCTCACCATGTCCTACAGCGGGCTTGAGGCTACTATCGCCGCTGGCACCGCCTACGTGGACGGAGTGAGGGTGGAGGCCGACAGCGAAACCCACACCTGCAACACCAGCAGCACGACCTACCTCGACCTGTCAGCAGCGGGTACGTACTCATGGAACTCCAACGCCAACCCCGCTGATGACGCCACACGGCTATACACCATTATCACCGACGATACGGAGATAACCCCCGCGCCGACAGACACCCGCACACTTGCCCCAGTCAACTACAGCGAGATCGAGGCCGACGCCTGCACGAAGGTCTACAGTGCGAAGAACACTACGACCGACGCAACCACCACGGCGACCACGTATGTAACCTGTCTTGATGCTGGAACGGTTGACGTGAAAGAGGGGGACGAACTTGTTATGCACGGCATAGCCGTGATGAAAGAGAGTAATGTGTCCATTGGCTATCTAGCAATAGCGGTAGATGGAACCGAACAAGACATCAAATCAGGGAACTATTTTGAAACCGCTACCAAAGATTATCCCATAAAAGCCGAAGCCATTTACTCAGTTGCGGCAGACAATCCGGCACTCCCCATCACGATGACATTCAAAACCGTAGATACGGCAATAACATTAACGGCAGGACACAGACTGTTAACAATAGTTAGGCACAGGAGGTAGAGATGTACCCCGAATACTCAACAACCAGCAACCCGCCGAACTACGGCGCAAGCGGTGACCCCTGGGGCAACTGGCAATCCTACATGAGCCAGTTAACGCCGGACCCCTCTATGTTCCCACGCCTGCAAGACAGGGCAAGAAGGTCGGGGGAACTCTACTACAACCCCGCCTTCCGCAACCTACGCCGGCAACGGCAGCAACTCGGACGCGAGTATGAGTGGGGAAGGCAGGAGATCGAGCCAGAGTATAAACGATTCGTCGAGGAACAGAGGCATGGACTCGGGCAACAGTTAGGCGCTGGCAGACTGGCAAGGCGCACTACCGCGCAGGACTATGACATAAGCGGGCGGCAGTTGGGCGAGGGTTTCCGTAACACCCTTCGCCGCACGGAGCAGGACATGGCAAGGCGTGGCCTATGGCAGTCCGGACTACTCTCAAAGCAGAACACCATGCTAGGCCAGAAGTACATTACCGGTATGGGTGATCTCGGCCGTGCGCGATCCTCACGAATGGCTGATCTCAACTCTCAGATGATGAACGCCCGCCAGCGGCAAATGTTCAATCTGTCTGACGCACAGAGGGCAAGAACAGACCAGTACCGCAAGATGCTGGAGGGATACCAAGGCAAGTTGTCGGACGTGGACTGGCAGAGGCAGCAACTATCAGAGGAGCAGGGAGTACGCGCTTCCAGCAGGTACGAGGACTTGATGGACGCCTACCAGCAGTTCGCGTTACAGGCACGGCAACAGGGACTTGCAGAGAGGCAGTTCCACCATACCGCACACTGGGCGCAGAAGGACAGCGAGTTCGAGCGGGAGAAGTTCGAGGAGGACAAGCGCAGGTGGGGTGAGGAGTTCGCCCTCAGACAACAGGCCATGCGGAGGGCTGGTGGCGGGGGAAGCGGGGGGTACGGAAGAAGTAACAGGGGTTCGGCACAGACAGGTGACGGCACAGGCTGGTTCGACTTCTCCCCTGCCGCAAGACAACAAGAGTTCCCTAACCTACTAGAACAATACAGGAAGAAGCAAGCACAAGCAGGTTATCAACCTCACTGGTGGGACGTACTAAGCGCAGTACAGCCATTCGCGTAAGGAGCGTTGATGTCGGAAGTTGACGAACTTAGGGCGCTCATCACAAGAAAGCGCAAGAAGCCGTATCAGAGTGTTCTTGCAACCGGAGGCTACGCAACGGGTGGCGGCGACGTTGTTCAACTGCAAAAGTTTCTTGGGTCAAGTATCAGCAAGAAAAAGACTCGCGGCACCTTGGATCCCTTTCGTGATAGGGAATACTACGACCTCGACCGCCTTTACAACACACTAACTATAGACATCAAGCAACGGTACACCGAGCGCGAAAACGTAACGGACGAGTTTGAACGAGCAAAGCGCGGTAGGGTAATTGATGCCACAAAGGACTACCGCTCAATGGTTCGTGGACTCCAGAACACAAAGCGCGACCGCTTGCAACTGGACTTTACTATCAGTTCGGGGGAAGTTGCCCCCGACAAAGCGGAGGACGCAGAGCGCCTACAGTTCGGGCTTGCCGACCGCGAGGACACGCTACGGACATATATGGACAACGCCAAGCGCAAAGCGGAGTTGCTTGAGCAGGTTCCTATCCCTGGGCGTGGGGAGATAAGCGACACCGTTCTTGATGAACTACGTGATGTACTGCAACAGTCACGGCGAATGAATCTTGAGCAATCAGTGATGGCGAACCTTGAAGGTGAATCGCAGTTGGTCACCCGCAAGGAAATACCAGAATTGCAACGCAAGGGGATAGAGGAAAGCGTGAGCGACCTTGCCCTCCTCTCCGCACAGGCGGCAAACATATCAGGGGCAAAGACACCCGAGCAGGTTGTGGAACTGTTGGGGAAAGAGCCTCGGGAGTTCAAGGAGAAGTCATGGTGGGACAACAGGTATAACCCCATCAGGCAGGGGATAAACGCCGCTGATTCATTGGCGCAGATAGTAGGCGGTGGTATTTCGGCTGTATCAGGGACTACGGGCGCTAGAGCCTGGAACCTGATGCGGCTAGGGATGGGCGACCCTTATGCAATATATCCCGCGATAAAGGGGGAAACGGAGGGAACGCCCGCCAAGATAAGAGAGAAGTTTCTTGAGGACGAACCGTGGGCGGGGAAGTGGTCGGGCATCCCCGTACTCGGGAACGTGGGGGCTGGAGTTGAGGGGGCGGTGCGGGGGATAAACGATCCGTGGGAGCAAAAGAGCGGGTTTACCTCTCTCGTTGACCAGATGAGTATGCAGCCGGGGATCGAGGGCAAACTTCTCCGAGAGCATCCCAACCTCAAGATAGCAACAGACCTTGCTTACCAGGTGGGGCTAGACCCCCTCAACATAATCGCTGCACCAGGGAAGTTTACGAAACTCGGCAAGGCGACCGAGAATGTTAGTTTATTAGTGCGAGAAGCAGACCGTATGAACGTGATGGGGGATGCGGCAGGAGCGGTAAAGTCGCTTTCAAAGGCGCAGGACCTTGCGAACACGGCGGGACTCACCGGCGACATTCGTCAAATTGGGAAAGCCGCCACGATGCCCGAGAGGATAATGGAGGGGCAACAGGTGTTGCTCGGGTTCCGCAAGGGCAAGCACGGGCAGTACGCCGCAAGGGAATTGCCAGATTTCTTGAAGAAGGTAGAGGCGGCGGTAGCAACCCCCTTCTCGAAACTCATGGGGGGCACAAAGAAGTTACCTGGCATGGAGAAGTTCTCCCGTGCTTTCAGCGCCAAGCCAATGATGAAAGCCCCCACACTTGCTGCATCAGAAGAACTACGCGACCTCGGGCGCATGGCAAAGGGCACGACAATGATGGCGGCAGACGAGGCCGCTCCAATCTTCAAGGAACTCAACCCTCAGTCGCTATGGAGAACCCTAAACGCCGTTGTGGACGAGGCCCCACAAACCCTCGATGACGTGGAACGTGCTGCCTACGACCTGTTCACAAGGAACGTGGGGGATATGGCAGGGAAAGACCTTGCGGCGGGGTTAATAGAGGACATCAGGAAAGGGTACGCGACAGGCGAGTACGGGGTTACGGGAGCCAAGCGTGGGGTCAGAAACATCACACGCGACATTCTTCACCCCGGTGAGGTGGGGCCACCCACCCGCACCTACACCATGACGGCGTTTGATGACGAGGCGCTAGAGGCCGTTGTGGGCGCACCTGGTTTTCAGAGGATGAAGGTCAGGGGCGATGAGGCGTTCGTGACGGGGCGGTTTGCACCCCCGAAGGGCAAGCCCACCCCCGTACCATTTGAAACCCCCACTCACGCTCAGATGTACCCCGCTTTAGAAAAGTCACTCACGCCTGTCCAGTCGTTAGGGAAGTATGGCCCTGTTTACGAGACAAACCTTTTCGACATAATGATGAACCGCATGGCAATCTCGGAGTCTAAGGGTGCTACCAATGCGTTCAGGAGACTCATGGTAGAGAAGTTTGGCCTCTCCAAAAAGGTTGCAGACGACCTCGGGACGACCACTGAATACCTGCGGAAGTCGGGTGAGTACGTGCCGATGGACTACACGAAGGGCAAGCGGCTCAAGGAACCGCTGCCTAACTACGGCACTAACCGCCTGCGGGAAGCACTCAAAGCAGAGTTCCCCGATGTGTCCGGTAAAGAGATACGGGACATAATTGGTGACAGAACCGCGTCAAGGCAGTTCGGGGAACTGCTCGACCTTGACCCCGTAGGTCATCAGATGTCACGCACCCTACACGCCGAAGCAGACATACCGAGAGAGATAGACGCGTTGTTCCAGTCACAACTTCCCTCTGCTGGCAAAGGCGCCGAGGGAGTGGACGCATTACTCAAGCACACGGTTGACCCGCTCACCAACCTATTCAAGGTGCAGGCAACCGCATGGCGCACGGGGTTTCACGGTAGGAACTGGCTGTCAAACCAATACTTGATGCACCTTGCAGGTGTCCCGCTTTTCGATATGAACCTACGCAAGCAGGCGAGAAGGATAAAGCGTGGCAAGAACCTGGGCGATGATGTTTTGCATCTGTATGGCAAGGACGTAGGCAGGATGCAAGACCTTCACGGCATGGCGCTCAAGGGAGATGCGCTAACGTCAGGTATCCACGGGGAGAACGCGCTGGACATGAGGCAGTTGACACAGGCAGCAGAGCCGTGGACTACCGGCCTCAAACACTCACTTAAAAAGACAGCGGGGCTTCACGTTACTGACCCGAACTTCCTCTTGACCAAGTACGGAAAGAAACTCGGGAGCAACATTGAGAACCAAGCGCGCATGATGACTTTCCTTGACGATATGGCAAAGACGGGAATATCGCCTCACGCCGCCAACGCTACAGCGAAGTTTATGATTGACTATTCTGACCTCTCCCGCTTTGAGAGGAACTTCTTGCGGAGGGTGATCCCGTTTTATTCCTGGGGCAGGCACAACATTCCCCTTCAAATATCGCAAGCGGTACAGCAACCCGAGAAGTTCATGCGGGTCAAGAGGATGCTTGAGAGTTTGCGAGAAGCGGGGGTGGACAAGTGGGGCGAGGAACAGGTAAAGAAAACGGAGAAGTTCCTACCCGACTACTTCAAGGACATTCTGGCTACCCTAACGCCGGGGTCGTGGAAGGGCGATCCGTTATACTTCAACCCCAACTTCCCGTTTCAAGACCTCACGAAACTTGGAGAAATCCCCGATCTCTTGATGGGGAACCTCGGAGAAGCCAACGACTTCCTGTTTTCTCTCAACCCGCTTATCAAGATGACAGCTGCGAAACTGTCCGGTTCCGCTTCAAGGCAGATGGGGATACCGAAGGAATACGAGAACACCGCCCCGTGGTTTGCCAAATACATAGCCAGCCCATTGTCAAAACTTGGGATAGGTGGAGAACCCCGTCTAGCGACCGACAAGTACAGCGGTCAACCCGTGTGGCAGGTGCCGGGAGGAACAGCGTGGGCGGCCTCACAGTCACCGTGGCTAAACGACATCATCCAGACTACACGTACCGACAGAACAGACATTCCCTTGCAGGCACTTTCTCGCCTCGGTGGAGTCAAGTTCATGCCGTTTGACTGGGAGCGACAGTATATGCGGCAGACAAAAGAAAAGCGGTACGAACTCCGAGACATCATGGACGAACTCAAGGACGCTAATGTCTACGATCTCGACACAGAGAAGTACAAGATGCCCGAACTCGCAAAGCCTCCATCGTCAATCACGCTGTATAAGTTTATGCAGGAGATGGGGATTTCAATAACCCCGGCGGGGTACAACAGGGCGGTACAACTCTACAAGGGGACGAAGGGCGCCATGAGCCCGATGAACTGGCCCACCTTCAAGGACGTAAAGAATGTCAATAAGCGGTGGATGCGCATACTGGTAAAGATGCCCCGTGACCAATACAGGGCAGGGAGGCTCCCCTCTTACGAGGAAGCCCCCGTTCCTATCTACGGACAGGAGCCCTACTTCGCAGGCGGCGGTGGCATACCCGAGTCAGAGGTTGAAAAACTAAGGAGGCTGTTAGGATTATGACTGACCGTATCCCCGCCTCCCATATCGACCACGACGGCCCGATGATCGACCGTGACTGGATTCTCCCAAAGGCGGTCCGCAAGCAACACATCTACCTCCCAGACGACCCCGTAGAGGACGAGGACGCCGCTAACAAGGCTTATGTGGATACTAATGTGCAGGCGGCAGATGCCCTTGACGAACTGGAGGACGTTAACCTTTCCAGCCTTGCCGACAATGACGTTCTTGCCTATGACTCTACAAGTACCGACTGGCTCAACCAGAGCGCGGGTGAAGCAGGACTGGCAACGGCAACGCATAATCACGATGCCACATACGCACCCGCAGCCAAAGGTGTTACCAATGGTGATAGCCACGACCATGACGGAGGAGACGGAGCGCAGATAGACCACACCAAACTGTCCAACATTGGCACCAACTCTCACGCTGATGTAGATACTCATATTGCAGACACCACTAACCCCCACTCCGTTACGGCTGCACAGGCGGTAGCGATAGTAGACGGAGCCAACACGGTTAAGGACACTCATATCGACTGGGGAAGTGGGGCTAACCAGGTGGACGCTGACGACATCGGAGACGGTAGCACGAATGCTATCCCGACGCTCACACAAGAGGGGAATTGGGATGACCACATAGCCGCCGACAATCCTCACGCGAAGCACGTGGATACGGAAGGCAACGAGACTATAGCGGGGATCAAAACGTTCTCATCAGTTCCAGTCCTTCCCGCAAGCGATCCCACAGCGGACAATGAGGCGGCACGAAAGAAGTACGTCGATGACCAACTCTCGGGGGGCAGCGCACAGGACGCTTGTAGGGTTTACTTGTCGGCAAACCAGTTGAACCTTGTCAGTGCTACGCCTACCTTGGTGGAACTTGACGCCGAGGACTACGACCACGGCGGCAACTTCAACACCGCGACCCACAAGTACGTGTGTCCCCACGACGGAGTGTATTTGGTCAACGCTAATGTGTCATGGACGACATCAGTTATCGCTGACAAGAGGTACGACGGGATGATTTATGTTGATGGGGCCAACGTAGAGTATCACTTTGTCCAGTCTAGCGCGAACGGGACTCGCTTGACAAACAATCTTGCCACAAGTCTCGAACTTACAGCAGGCCAAGAGATTCAACTCTATGCGACCAGCAACTCCGGTGGCGATACCGTTGACCTTGCTGGCACCAGTTCTGCCTTCACATCAATGTCCGTAGCAATGTTGTACGCAACCTAGAAAGGGAAACAATGGGCGAGGACTACGTAAGCCGCGACGAGTTCGCCATGTATGTCAAGGGCGTCAACGGCGACAGTGAGGACATCAAGAAGTCAATCGTAACTCTCACCGATAACATGAACCGCCGGTTCGATACGCTCGATATGAAGTTCGAGCAGGAGCGCAAAGATGGACACGATGCTCACTTGCGTATCCACAAAAGGATTGACTCGACAAACAAGGCTGTTGGGAAAGTCAAGGAAGGGCACATGAGCCAAGCCACAGCATACATCATCGTGGCTCTTACTGCATTGGCAGTTGCAGGGGCAACCGCCTTCACGACACTACTGATAGCGAGGTAGGCATGAGAATCTATACACGCACTGAATGGAACGCCGTGCCGCCGAAGTCCAAACTCCCAAGTGGCTTAAAGAAAAAGGGATTCCTGATCCACCACACCGCTAGCGGCAACGGGATTCTTTCGCTTGAGCAGGAGAAAAGGCAACAGAAGCGTTGGCAGATACAGCACATGGGGCCGTACACCAACTACAAAGGTCGTGACATTCTGCATGGCGCAACCGTGTTCAAGAGCGGGAGGGTATTCGAGGGGCGTATGCCGTGGGATTCCAACAACGGAGCCGCCTACAATGCTGGCTACGACTGGTTTGGGATTGAGTGTGATGGAACCTTCTACTATGAGGGACAGTATATGGAACTCACACAGTACAAGCCTCTAGTGGAGCTATGCGCCTATCTTCACAGACTCAAGGGGTTCCCGTTGGTGTTTAAGGGTCACAAGCAGATACCAGGAAATGCTACGGCCTGCCCTGGGTTACTACTACAGCAATTCCTATTAAACAATAAGTTGAAGCGAGACGTAAAAGCGTTCCTGAAAGGGCAACCAAAGGAGGATGATATGGGGCTAGCGACAAGGGCAGAGATTATCAGCAAGGGCGAGACATCGAGAACCAGGACGTGGATTGACAAGAGCGCCAACAAGATACTGTGGATCAACGTGTCTAATCTCGGCAACAAGAACACCACTGTCCGCTACTTCGGCTGGCGCTACAACGGCGACTTCTGTAAGGCCGTGGACGTTGACCTTCTCCCGTCACAGGTCAATGAGAAGGGCAAGTTTGACGGTAACGATAAGGATGCCGTGGCCTTCTTTGGTAACGGGTCTAGCGGTATCACAATGACCGTGGAGTGCATCAAAGGCGGGCCGGTGCAAGTTGAATGGACTAAGACTATCTGAAATCAGGTACGACTTGTACCTGTTTGAGCAACTACTGAAGGGAGACTGGAACATGAGAGGGAATGTTAGCTGGTATTTGTCACTGATGCTGTTTGCGATTATCGCAGGTTGCATCGTAGCCGGGTCAATCACTGGGTTTAGTGAAATCCTCAAGTATGCGCTGACGACCTCACTGGGAGCGTTCATAACGCTGTTTGTGGGAACGCCACAGGTGGCGCATCCCCGCGTCGGCGGCACTGATGTCTAAGGACAGGTTAAAGTGCCCTGCGTGTGATGGTCACGCTACGTTCTGGCGAAAGGACATCGGATGCTGGTGGCCCTGCCACGTCTGTATCGGCAAGGGTTGGGTTCCCTTCGCGGTGAAGCAGGACTTTGTACCCCACCCTGAACGCAGGGACCGTTCATATCTCCCTCGCAAGGGTGTCGCCTGAAACGAATTGCAGGGGAAACGGTGAGTGTGCTTCAATGAAGGGACGGTTATCATAGGAGGGGGAATGAACGTAATCGGATTCGACGTAGCAACGAAGAAAGTCTACTTCGCCCTTTATACTGGCAACAACTCATTCGCCTGCGTAGACCAGCTTCACAACCCGCAGCAACTAGGATTCCTCAAGGCCAAGTACGGCATCGACAGCGCGGCGATAGAGGAGATCCCCTATGTCCCTAAACGTAGCGTAAGAACTACGATTCGTTTATCCGAAGCCGTGGGCCGTGTCCAGCAACAACTCATCGACCATGATATCCACTACATCATGCTTCCCGTTAACAAGTGGAAAATGCTTTCAATAGGTGATGGGAAAGCCGACAAGATAACCGTCAAGAATGTTATAATCGCCACGTCGAACGTGAAGGACGGACACCCGCAGGACATCTACGATGCGGCGGGTGTCGCCATAGCTGGGTATAGCTTGGCCGGGGTCAGTGAGTTGGAACCCTCAAAGTTCCTCCTTTCTTGATAACCAACCCCGGCCACCCTCTATTAAGGGAGGCAGAATGACAGAAGGACAGGAAGGAAAGCCCGATCTCAAACAGATGATCGAGCAAGCGCCCGAGGCGCCGACCAAGAGAGACGACCGCAAGCCCTTCAAGTACACCGCCAAGAGTGGTAAGGGAATTCGGCTATCCTACAACATACCCGCAGATGAAATGATCTCTCACAAGTCGGTGACGGACACCCTCACGCAGACCTGCGCCCACCTTCTCAAACTCGCGGCGTGGAACGAGTCATTGGGGATAATGATAACCGCCGAGATGCGGGTACTGTTAGACAACCTCTTGCAGCAGATACAACCGCCACAGCCACCGCCAGAGGAACAAGATGGCCCTGCGCCCGTTTAAGGAGTCAAGCATACTCATAGCGACCCCGCACATGGATCGCTTCTCGCCGAAGTTTATCTTCGACCATCTGACAACCGAGAAGCCCGAGAGTGTCGATATGCACTGGACGGGGTTTACCTACCTTGACGACGCAAGAAACGAGGCGGTACAGCATCTATTCGAGACGCAACACGAATACCTATTTTTCGTAGACTCCGACCAAGGAGAAATCCCCCCCGACGGCTTACGGCGGCTGTATGAACTCGACGTGGACATAGCCGGTGGCCTGTACCACATGAGACGTAAGCCGTACTCCCCCGTCGCCTATCACCGTAACCCGCCGAACCTCAACAAAAAGAACGGTAATCCCACCTTTCGCTCCATAGAGGAAGAAGCGACAAAGCCCGGCCCGCTGGAGGTAGACGTGGTGGGTACGGGGTTCATGCTCATCAAGCGGTGGCTTCTCGACGCTTTCTGGAACACCGAACACGCCGACCTCTACCGCCACGCACACCACCGGCACCCCCTCAAAGACCTCTCCATGAACTGCATCTGTAGCAGGTGTGCTCGTGTCGAGGGGTGCCCGTCATACGAACTCCACCACCTCTACGCCGGAGATGTGGCGCCGGGTTGCGACAACTACTCCTGCCGGGACATAAAGCCCTTTCGACTCGGGCTCGGATACGGGGAGGATACCTGGTTCTGCAAGACGGCAAAGGAACTCTTTGACGCTAAGATCGTTGTCCACCGGGACGTTCTGGTGGGACACCTTACCGAAGTAGCGATTGTGGGGAAGGAGATCGTCAGCACGGAGGCCGGGAAAGTGGCGCTCCCCAGGGTACTACCCTTGAACTAATGGTGTGTATATCAAGCGACTCGCCTTTCCCGCTCCATTGATATGCACACCTTTGTCCGGCCTATCTCGTCCCACCATACCTTGAATGGCGGTACGTTGAAGAACTTGACCTCCATGTAATCGGGGTACAGGTATATCCCCTGGGCGTAGTCGGTGAGAATCGCCCTACGCTCCCCAAACTCCCCTTCCTCCCATATCTCCGCGAAAGGAGTCTGGTCAAACAGGTCTAGCATCTCACCAAGTTCCAGCCCTTTCCGCTCCTTCTCATGCGTCATGGCAACAAGCGCGTCACGGTCAGACTCCAATATCTTGCGGTACTCGGTGAGCTCCTCCAACTTCGCGCTCCAGACCTCGGCAGTCGATTCCTTCTCCAGCATATACTTCGTGGCAAGACTCACCTGTCGCTTAATCTGACCGAGTTCCTTGTTGGCTTCGGCTATCTCCTTCGAGATGTTGGGGGGCTTCTTGTCGTGCAAGGCGTTCTTGATGTCCTCCCGCAACTGCTTGTTGGTTTTCAGCAGTTCTGCCCCCGCGAGAAACCCGCGCTCCACCTTTGCCGCCGACCTCGAACCCACGCCCTCACAAGCCCGCCCGCCCCTGTGACGACAAACGTAGGACACGACCTCACGATTCCTGCCGCCATGCTGGACGCTCATGGCGCGCCGGCAAAGACCACAGCGCACGGTGCCAGACAGGACGTGAGATGCCTTGTTATTCCACTTGCCCGTAGTAACGGGTTTGACTTTCTGCACCATCTCAAACAACTCCTTACTTATCAGGGGTTCATGCGCCGCATCCAGCACTTCGCCCTTGAGCAACATCTTCCCGATATAGGCGGGGTTACGTAGAATCCCCCGCAAGGTGGCGGGGTTAATGCCCGTCTTGCGCCCCACGGCGTTGAGGTACATATCTCCTGCTGCCAGTTCAAACGCCTTTTTCACCGCCCGCGACCGCTCATTCCACACCAGCACCCCGTCCACTATGTCGGCACCCGTAGGCGGGGAGGACACCCACTTGCCTTCTGCTGCCCGCTTGTGGAGGCCCGCCTTGATGTTCTCACTCAAGAGTTCAAGAAAATACTCGTTGACCACGCCGAGCATCTTTGTCGCCATGCGGCCACCGGAGGATGCGGTGTCAAACGTCTCCGACACCGACAGCAGTTCGACCTCGTAATCCTGCACCAGTTGAAGCACGTCGAGTAGTTCACTCATACGCCGGGTGAGCCGGTCGAGCCTCCAGATGATAACGTGTTTAACCTTGCCCGCCTTGATATCGGCCAACAGGCGACCGAAGGCAGGGCGTGACTGATCACCACCGGAGTATCCAGCGTCATTGTAAAGCTCGGGAGTAGGGAGTTCCTTCATCTGCGCCATGAGGTTGCACTTCTCTATCTGCGAGGCAACCGAAAAGCCCTCTCGCGCCTGTTCCTCGGTGGAGACTCGAATGTAGGCGGCTACGTTGCTCATTTGTTCCTCTCAAGTAACTCCTTGAGAGCAGATGTTTCACTGGCAAGAGCGGGATTCATTTCCAGCAGGGTAGCAGAAATGCCCGAAACCCTACCCTTCATTATTTCGATACTGCCCTTCATCGTCTCAATGCTTGCGCTTTGATCTGCCACCATGCCATACGTTAGGGATTGCTCAGCCTTCATCTTGTCAAGTTGATTCTCAACCGAAACCAGCCTCCCGGTAAGAATCGACACCCCCGCAACCAACACCACCAGCAACCCAACCGTCACACACGGCAACACTTTGTTCATGTCTCCCCCTTTCTAATACCATGGCTCCGGTGTCTTGAGAATGAAAGAAAGCACAAACGCAACAACAATGTAAACGGTCAAGGCGATATTAAGCCAAACATCACCACTCCCACCCTCTGGCCCTACCATACGCCTGCCGGACGCATAGTGAACCACCGTGCAGATGATTGTTGCGATAGCAAGCCCCCTGTTGAGGTTCCACAAGCGATATGACGCATACCCACCCAAAGCGGTGAACGCCAAGTTAATCATATCTTCCCCCTTCTCCTAAAAGGCAGCACTACGCACTTTCCCCTCCAGCCACCCCTTTCTCCCCCTGTGATTCAGTTGCTCGTTTACCGATTTCTTCCTTGACACATGGACTTCTCGCTGTTGGAAATCCCATAAAGTCTATGCCAAGATGCTCGGCTATTTTCCATAGCGTTTGAAAACTCGGTTCTCGACCTTTCTTGTAATTCGTCATTTGAGGTGGTTCTATACCTAACCGTTCGCCAAGTTCCCTTTGCGTTTTGGTCTTAAACTTCTTTTCCCATTCCGCAAGCATCGTTTTGAACTCCATATCCTAATCTTAATGCTCATTGTTAATTTTGTGTTGAAAATTAAGGATTCACACTTGACAACTCACAACTGGTAACTTATAATCCCATTACAACGGTTAGAACCGCTCCAGGAGGCAAGCAAGTATGGAGACTAATGTAAGGGTGCTAAGAGAAGCCAAGTCCCTCTCCATACGCGAGTTAAGCACTTTAACAGGAATCAACCGTGGACGCCTCTCGATCATCGAGCGCGGTATCTACCACCCCACCAATTCAGAAGTCGAGAGCATTGTCAGCGTTCTTGGCGAACCCGTTGAGATATGGCACCGCGTACCTATTGCACCCAGGGAGGGGAAGTGACAGGACTCCACGCCATCATACGCATCTTGTGGCGGCTTAATAATGAACGACGCGCACTCCAAAAACGCAAAAGTTATCTCCGAGAACGCTATGGAACTCCAATCCATTTTGCAGGAGATGAGGGCGTGGACAGTGACCTGCGAGAAGAAACTGCGGCGACTACAGCAGGAACTTAACGATGAGCGAGAAGCAAGGCGACAAAAGGCAGGATAGACTTCACTCCTTCTGGCTAGACCCACCCCCCAAACCCACACCACCTATCGGTAAACCAATTATCAAGAAAGGCAAAGCGTATCAAGTGACGGTTGAAGGGAAGGGAAAGTGATGATCACTCTCACCAACTCCGCACGCAACACCTACAACTGCCCGTACCGCTACAAGAAACGATACGTGGATAATCTCACCCTGGCGGTCAAGAAGGAATCGCTATTCATCGGTGGCCTATATGCGCTCGGGAGGGAAATGGGGTTCGACGCAGTAGACGACGAGCTTACCAACATTATCCCGATAGACCAGAAGGAGGCCGACAAGCTGGAGTTCCAGCGGTCAATGCTTGCCGGGATGCTACTCGGCTCGGAGACGGCGTTTGTAGACCCGCCAGATGCAGAGCGCGAACCGGAGTGGTTAAACCCACTTGTCAACCCTGACACCGGCAGGGCATCCAGGAGTATCCAACTAGCAGGAAAGGCTGATGCACTATTCCAGCCTGGGGGCGACACATGGATAGTCGTTGAGGAAAAGACAACAAGCAAAATATCTGAGGCTGACATTACCAGACTGACGCTTGACCAGCAGGTTATGAATGAGGTTGTCAACCTGGAGTTGTCGCGTGATATCCATATCTCCGAGGTCTGGTATCGCTACATCAAGAAACCGTCCATACGCCAGCGGCAGACCGAAACAGTCCAGCAATTCTGCGACCGTCTTGAGCAAGACTACATCGACCGTCCCGAGTTCTACTTTCACGAAGAACGCCTGATATTCGACTCCCACCAGCTACTTGAGTACCGCCGGGGCTTGTGGGCGTTTGGCAAGATTCTTCTCTACTCGATCAACAATAACTACTGGCCGCGCAACACGAGCAGGTGTAGCGATTGGGGAAGCTGTGAATACCTGCCTCTTTGCTCGGGGCAAGACTGCGAAGGAATGTACGTCGAAAAGGAACCCCACGAGGAATTGAAAGGAGCGGCATGAGTTTATTGCCAACCAAAAAGAGTGAGTTGGTGACTGACCTAAGTAACGCGAAAATGCTTATACACGGACCCCCGAAGATAGGGAAGTCAACATTCGCCAGTCAGATACCAGACACATTGTTTCTCGCAACGGAGCAGGGCTTGGATTTCCTCAAGGTCTACAAGGCCGACATCTCCGACTGGCAAAAACTACTAGATGCCGGGAAGGAACTGGACGGCACCCAAAAGTTCAAGTCTGTTGTACTGGATACCGTAAACAACGCACACCAGATGTGTCAGGACTTCATCTGCAAGAAGCACAAGATCAGTCACCCCCAAGACCTGGACTACGGTAAGGGATGGGGTCTGGTCAACCACGAGTTCAAGCGGGTCATAACGAGGCTATCCCATCAGGGACGAGGACTGTTGCTAATCTGCCACTCCCAGGAGAAAACGATCAAGACAAATACGGCTGAAATAACACGTGTTGTCCCGACACTTCCAGGAAGCGCAAGGGACTTCATTCTCGGATTGGTAGACGTGATCCTTTTCGCGGAAGCCGTCGAGACTGAGGGGGGTACAAAGAGAATACTACACGCCACGCCGTCCGAGAACTGGATAGCTGGCGACAGAACCGGGAAGCTACCAGAGATCATGCCGCTGGACTACAAGGCGGTCGCAAAGGCTTTTAAGGAGGCTAAGTAAATGGACATAAATCAAGAGTTGGCACAGTACGACAGTGAGTATGAGGGGATCGAGATCAGGGAAAACAACTATGAAGAACTCCCCGACGGCACCTACCAGGTAGAGGTTATCGAAGCCCGCGTGGAACACTCCAGCGGTGAGTCTAGGCGCTTACAGTTCACGATGGTAATGAGAGTGCTTGCGCCATCAGATTATGTCGAGCGTCGGACGACTAAGTGTACCGGATTGGAGCATGAGGTTGGTAGGTCGATTATGAAGAACGACCTTCACAGAATGGGCCTGGAGATCGGCAAGCTATCTGACCTGCCCTCCATCACGCCGGTAATGATCGGGGCAATAATGGAAATCGCCATCGTCACCAACGAGAAGGACGGGAATACCTACCACAACAAGTACATCAACAAAATGTTTGACAGTGAAGCTACTGGAGCTCCTAAGTCAAAAACGATCAACCCCGAAGATTTGCCGATGGAAAATTCTGCAAAGGACGGGGAGCCTTGGTGAGCTACAACCCCGCCTGTGATGACTATTACGAAGACGACCCCTGCCCCTGGTACCGCTACCGCTACCTCCCCGAGTCACCAGGCACCGCCTACTGCGCCAAGCGCGGTGAGTTGATAGGGCCAGTGGATTGTAGGGAGTGTTGCGGTGAAGAATACGGGGAGGCGAGTTGACCGAGACCGAGATTGATAGGTTGGCTCAGCGTCTATCTCGCAAGATGCGCCGGGACCACTTCGGCGGCGATAACGCCGCTGGTGCTGATGACCTTGTTGAGTACCTGGGTGTATCCACCGACCGCGATCTCCGGGATATCGTAAACTACGCCCAGGACGTGCTCGCTGAGCCGATAGTCGCCACCTTTTCCGGTGGCTACTGTTACGCCACTGGATGGGGAGATGATGCCTACCTTCACTTTGAGGCCCAGCGCAAAGCGGTGGCAGTGGCGAACTTCAACAAGGTGAGCAATGTCAATAGGGCTATGGAACGCGTGTACGGTGAGCCGCGGCTGTTTGAGGACGTGAACGCATGACAGGTGTTTCAATCCATACCAGCAAGCCTGCCTCCGGTGGAGTGTCACCGGGGGTTCTTTCTGTGGAGGGGGAGTAGTGGCTAGAGAACGCCGCATGGTAGCCCGATCCAGTTACGTTTCCAAAAAGTTGCTCAAATGTACCGACTCTCAATTCCTGCTTTTCATTGGCCTGATAGTTGAGGCAGATGACGAAGGCCGGGGTGAGGGTGAACCCGACGCGCTCAAGTTGAAGTTTCCAAATCGTCACTGGTCGGAGAAGAAGATCGAGGCCATGATGGGGCACCTGAGTCAATTGGAATTGGTGGAGTGGTACACCAATAACGGTGGACAGTACTATGAGGTAGTCAATTTCCTTGATTTCCAGCAGGGCAGTTGGCATGGTCGCTCTGCTAAGAAGTCACGAATCCCCTCACCATACGTCTCTACGTCAGTAGTCCACCATAAGCGGTGTACGGATCAACCGGAAGTGGTGACCCCGTCCACCGGAAGTGCCCCTAAGAGAAGTAAAGAGAAGAGAAGTAAAGAGAAGATAAGAGAAGGGGGAGGGAACCCCCCCCCGCCCGAGATCGAGGAGCTCTGTTCACTTGTTATCAACATTCCCGGATGGACGCGTGATGATGATGCAGATATCAAGCTCTTCAGTGGACTACTCGACCTGGGCATTTCCGTTCCCCTGGTCAAGAAAACTATCGAGGACCTTCGCGTCTACCAGGAAAAACCGAAGAAAGCGTACAAGAATCTTCGCCAAGCGCTCCGCAACTGGTGTAAGCGTGAGTTTGAAAGGAGGGCCAATGAACCAACATGCCGCCGAGTCGGCTATGGCAAAAGTTGACCAGAGTGAGCGTTCCAAACTCAAAGAACTGGGAATACCTCACGATCTCCTGGACATGACATTTGACAAGGTGAATCCGCGACAAGATGTACCCGGGTTCAGCCAGGCGCTTACCTATTGCAGGAGCTTCGCGATTGACATAGCGGATCACTTGGATGCCGGACACGGAGTGACCCTCTTTGGCGACCCCGGCCTGGGCAAGAGCCTCTTTGCCGCGCTGATAGTCTTCGCAGCTGATGAGTATATGGGCGGCTACACGTACTTCACAAGTGCTCGCAGGATGTTTGATAGCCTCAAGCCTGGGGACATGGCTGAGCTGAATCTTCGGCGTCTCATGGGACCGGGTCTTCTTGTCATCGACGACACCGGCAACGAGTACCGCTCTGAGTGGACGCTCTGCAACTTTGACGCGATCATCTCCGACCGCTACGCGGCCATGAAGTCAACAATCCTTACCAGCAACTACTACGCGGACGAGTTCGCGAAGGTCTATGCGCCACGTGTGATTGACCGGTTGCGGGAGCGGAACAAGGAGTTTGAGTTGAAGGGGAAGAGTTACAGGCGGGAGAGTAAATGAACATCTGCCGCACCAAAGGACTCCCACTGATACCGCTCACACTCACAAGAGTCGAGAAGCACGGCCACATGACGACCAAGGTAACCCTGGTTCAACTGGCGTCGGTGTATAGCATGTACGCGGGAACCTTGATGACCGTGCCCAGGTTGGGCTTGAGACCGAGCAATAACTGAGGGGGAATGATGGACAGTAAGAAGCTCAAGGAAATCATCGACACGCATGGCAAGTGGTTGAGGAATGAAGAAGGTGGCGAATGTGCCAACCTTCGATACGCCGACCTCCATTCCGTCGACCTCCATTCCGTCGACCTCCATTCCGCCGACCTCCATTCCGCCGACCTCCATTCCGTCGACCTCCATTCCGTCGACCTCCATTCCGCCAACCTCCATTCCGCCAACCTCCGTTACGCCAACCTCCGTTACGCCAACCTCCATTCCGCCAACCTCCATTCCGTCGACCTCCATTCCGCCAACCTCCGTTACGCCAACCTCCGTTACGCCAACCTCCATTCCGCCAACCTCCGTTACGCCAACCTCCGTTACGCCGACCTCAGTTCCGCCAACCTCCGTTACGCCAACCTCCATTCCGCCAAAGGCATCAAGCCCGAGTGGATAACCCCACTATTGATAATGCTCGACCAACCCGGCAAGCTCCACGCCTACAAACTAGTAAACGAGTGCAACGAGGGGCCATACAACGGCGGCATCACCTATGAGATGAACGGTGAGTATTCGGTTGACGTTTGTAACGAGAGCATTAACGAGCAATGCGGCGCTGGTATTAACCTTGCAACGCTGGACTGGTGCTTGCGAGAGTGGCGAGAGGGCTTCCGCGTGCTGATAGCAGAGTTTACCGCAGACGATATTGCGTGTATCCCAACGGCAACCGACGGTAAGTTCCGGGTGAAGCGGTGCAAGATCGTCGGAGAGAAGGATGTAAGTGACCTAGTGGCAAGGGGGGAATGATGAGTGACTTACATGACTACACTCGGGTAGACGAGATGTACAAGAAGGGACTTGGCAAAGAACAGCGACAACTCCGCGACTTCTTCGCCGGTTGCGCGTTGGCGGGGATGTTGGCTCATGCACGGCACGGCGGCGGATATCATCCCTGTCATGGTCTGCCGTGGAAAGAGGACATTGCGGTGGAGGCATACGAGTTGGTCGACGCAATGCTCAAGGCAAGGGGGAATGATGGATAAGTGCGAGTTACCGCCAAAGTGCCACGGATGCCTAGTTGCTAATGTTGACCTTAATGGCGATTGTGTTCTTCGTCACGACTGCCACCTAAACCCCGCCCACAAGACCATCATCGACGCTATGTTGCGGGGAGTGTGGCGGTGTGATACGTGTGGCAAGAGGCATGAATGTCGTCAGGGTGGAGCGTGTGAGTATTGGTGGCAAGAACATAAGGAGGATGGGGATGCGAAAGATTAACCCCGCTCCCGAGTGCATGACTTGCCCTCACGGACAACACCAGTTTGGGCAGGACTTTGTGACGGGCGAGAGTGTGGAGGAGTTCTATTGCTTGCTCGACAGATGCGACAGGCCACCGCATCCGCCAAAGCCGAAACGAGAGGAGGACGGAGATGAGTGAGCATGATTACGAAGTAATCTTTGTAGCAGTTAACTCAATCATGGAGGACTTGCGCGAGTACACCAACCTCTCCCTCACCTCCATAGCTAATATCGGGAAGGCGGTTGAGGACAAGGGGGAGTTGTGGTGCCTGGACAACGAGGTCGCCTATGTCGAGGGCTGGCCTGAGGATGAGGACGGGCTGATTGATTGCCGCTACCCGCCTTGCCAGAAATTGAGGCGTGGTGGATGGCAAGCAACAGGAGAGGAGTCGTAGTGGCAAAACAGAAACAGAATCGTTATCCCGAATACTGGTTTAGTGATTTGGTTGCAAGCGTATGGGATGAATTGCCTCCTAGTGAAATCACGCTTTTTAAGCGCGAGATGATGATAAGAGTCTTGAAAGGTGAGTTCGACGACCACGCCCCCGCCTTCCGCGCCGTGATCGAGGACAAGGACAGGGGGCTGGTGGCGGTGCCGGAGGCTGAACCACTCGACAGGTATCAAGCCAGAATCAACTTTGAGCGTGGATACAAACAGGTCGAACTCGACCTCGAAGGTGAGAAGGGGGGTGCGGAATGAACGTGATAAGATAGCACAGCAAATGGACAAGGAGCGATATCACTGGAAGTGCTGGTGCAAGGAAGCAGAACAGCGTGAGAGTTGGGCTTGTCACCAACTTGCGAAGTTGACGGAAGGGGAGAGGGGAGGCGGGGAGTAGTGAACGTTAACATCTACCGGGTAATTCATCTCCCGCTACAACGGTTCATCCGCATCAAGGGAAGCATGAGTCTTTACTTGGTTAACGCCAAGAAACTACCAACGACTGAAAGCGTAATCGGGATACTGGCGAAGGACAAACCGCAATCAGGGAGGGGTGAGTGATGGAAGAACTTGAACGGGCGATAGACACCTTCCGTGAGAAGAACGTAGAGATGCCCCACGCCATGTATGTTGACCCGATAACGCTAGTTAATACGCATCTCAAGGAACTCGAAATATGCGGCATACCAGTTAAGGTGTCAACGCTTTGTGGTATCGGGAAGTTCTACCTACTTACCAAAGACGAGGCTGAAGAACTTGAGGCGTGTGAAGAAGGAAAGGACGTGAAGCGCAATCAAGCGAAAACAAAGCGGACACCGCTGGGGGCTGATTCTTGTAGGAGTCCTCGCCCTGCTAACGGCATCCGCGCAAACAGCATATCACTCAACGACAAGTGAGTGTCGAAATGATACCGCCGGTTTCCAGGTAAGCATCAATCCTCAGTTGCCGCACATCATCCTCCCGGCAGGAGCGTAGCGAAGTGGTTATTGATACGACATCGGTGGACTCTTCGGAGGCCATCACCACCGGTTGCGCTCCTGCTACCTCCGGCGGCAACACGCCCGAGATGGACGCTAAGAGGATAACGTGGTTGCTTGACCAGGCGATTGCGTCGGAGCGCAAGACTCGCCGTGTCGGACAGGTGAATATCTACCTTGTGGGTTCACCGATGGCGGGGCTCGGGGAACTCATCGTCAGTCACGCCGACAGGACTGGAGTCAACTTCGCGCTCTGCCCCGCTATTGCGCAAGCGGAAAGCACGAAGGGCCGTGTGTGCCCCGCGTTCAACGCGTGGGGGCTAGGGCCGGGTATGTCGTTTGGATCATGGGAACAGAGCGTGGCGTTTTGGTTTGACAACACGCTCAAGCGGTGGGGTTCGGCGCAACGGGCCGAGGAGTTTGTGAACCCTGAGTATTGCGAGAACCCTTACCAGACGTGGATACCGAACGTACAGGGTCAGGTTGACTACATTGTGGGGATAGTGCCGTGAAACCCGTCCTTCGTTATCCAGGCAGTAAGTGGAACATCGCTGACTGGATCATCTCTCACATGCCAGATCATGTTCACTACGTCGAGCCTTACTTCGGGTCAGGTGCCGTGCTATTCAAGAAGGAACGATCCAAGATCGAAACGGTCAACGATTTGAACGGCGACGTGATTAACCTGTTTCGCGTCTTGCGCGAGCGGCCGCAAGAGCTGACGGACCTCATTTACATGACACCGTGGAGCCGGGAGGAGTACTGCGCCAGTTATGAAATGACTGGTGACGAACTGGAGGATGCACGTCGGTTCCTTGTCCGATGTTGGCAAGCGTTCGGGACTCGCCTGAACACCTCTAGCGGCTGGAAGAACGAAGGTTGCGGAGCGCAGGGCAAGATTGTCGTTCATGTTTGGCGGGATCTGCCAGAGCGGATCCTCGCCGTAGCAGAAAGGCTACGCGGGGTGCAGATAGAGAACTCGCTCGCCGTCGATGTTATCAACCGACTTGCGGCCAAGCATACCCTGATCTACGCCGACCCGCCTTACCTGGAAGTCCCGCCCTTATATGCCATGCGTACAAGCGAGGAAGAACATTGCGAGATGCTGGACGCGCTCAAGGCCAGCCCAGGTCCTGTATTGCTATCGGGATATGAGAATGATCTTTATTCCTGTGAGCTGGTGAGTTGGGAGGAATGTCGGGTAAGTGCGAACGCGGATGGAGGACGGGTCCGGGAGGAAGTCCTATGGCTTAATCCTGTCGCGGTAGAGATGCGGGAGGGGATGCTGTTTTGACCCTCTACTTCTGGTGCTGGTATCGAGCATGGAGGAGGCGTTGAATGGCTTGGCTGTTTGTGCCGGGGTTGGAGGGCTGGAACTCGGCCTTAGAATCGCCCTCGGACATGCTTATCGAACTGTGTGTTACGTCGAGCGGGAAGCCTACGCGGCGGCTTGCCTCGTGGCCCGCATGGAAGAATCGGCCCTGGATATCGCGCCTGTCTGGGACGACCTCACAACCTTCGATGGCAGCCTGTGGCGTGGTGTCGTGGACATCGTCGTTGCGGGAGAACCGTGCCAGCCGTTCTCACTCGCTGGCAAGCGAAGGGGGGCCAGCGATTCTCGCTACCTGTGGCCTCAAGTTGCCCGCATTGTCCGAGAGGTGGAACCCAGCCTTGTATTCCTTGAGAACGTCTCAGGAGCAGTTGACGCTCGGTATGGACACAAGGCCGAGCTCGAAAGCCTGGGCTACAGAGTTGAGGCGGGACTATTCAGCGCGGAGGAAGTTGGCGCGACACAGAAACGCCTACGTCTCTTCATATTGGCCCACTCCGGCGGCAAGGGATTATCGAACAGCAGGCGGGAGTGGGTTCCTTGCTCGGAGACTGGCTGCTTCAACAAGGGGCCAGCCATTGAACGAAATGGCCCGCGAATGTTCCCGCCAGGTCCAAAAGACATCAACGGTTGGAGGCGAGTCATTGCTGACAATCCGCAAGTTGAACCCGCTGTTCGTGGAGATGCTGATGGGCCTACCATTCGCGTGGACCGACTGCGAGCAACAGGTAACGGGGTTGTCCCTGTGGTTGCGATTGATTGGGTGGACAACGGGATTTGTGATGTGACAAAGTCCTTCCTCGCTTTCAACGAAGTGGACACCTGCGCCTTCGCTCCGATCCTCAAGTTGCTAGTGGAGGCGAAGGAAGTGGGAAACACAATCGTAATTGACCATGACCCGAAAACCCTATTGGGTGATTGGGATGCACACGTTGAGTTCTGGATAAGGCGATGAGCGTCTGGTGCTACTGCATCTTCTGTGGTTGCGGCTTCTGGTACCAAGGCGCGGTGAGAGGCGCAGAGCGGGTTATCTGTAATAACTGCAAGGCGCTGGAGGAAGCGAGGGTAGAGAAATGAGCGGCAGACACCCTGGACTTTGCCCTGGTTGCGACGAGGAGAAGTTGCTACGTGATGACGTGAACATCTGCGAGGAGTGCATGGAGCGGCACCGAGAGTTAAGCCGCATTGACCCCAACCATGAGGGCAGCAAACTTATCAAGCGATATGCGAACAGGGTTGACCATCACCTGCCGACACCTATGCGGTGTGCGGTTATTACGGTTTCACAGGATGAGTACGACTTGATGTGGGACGCTACCCCCGCCATCATGCGGTTTGCCCCGGAAGCGTTGATAAAGGAAGGATATCAGAGTCTGATAATTCGCCCCTACGTTGCGATCACGGTCGCCCCCCGAGAGGGAGTTGACGAGCCAAGGTATTTCAGGGACTACACGGCATTCCTAAAAACGATGGAGGCCAACTAAATGCCCTGTAAGCACTCCTGGCAACAGATCGCCCGCATTGAGGGCGCCGACCGTAGCCTCTCATACGAGATAGAGCGGTGCGTGAAGTGCCAGAGTGAGCGGTGCCTGCGGACCGAGAAGTATAAAGTCAAACTTGAGAGTTTCGACGGGGGGCCGGGAGTGTACTTAAAGGCGGCTGCTACGGATATTAACTACACCCTTATCAACTACGGCGTCAAAGACCTCAAGGCAACTGGCATCAGTAACCCTAAAGCATTGGAGGAGGCCATGACAGCATACATGGAGGCTTACAATGGACGTGAATGACTACATGGAGCTCGTAACCACCCGCCCCCGAGTCTGCCTTAACGTCGGGTGTGGGAGGGACTACCGGAAGTCCACCGACGGGGAGACGTGGGTAAACGTAGACCATGCCGAGCAGGTCAAAGCCGACGCGCACTTTGACCTGGAGGGCGACTGGTCGTTTGCAAGCAATGACTTCGACTACGCCCTCATCAAGCACGTCCTCGAACACATCTCCGACCTCACGCACTTCATGGAGGAGCTTTACCGGGTGATGAAGCCCGCTGGCGAGGTAGACGTGGAGGTTCCCCATTGGGCGCACCACTGGAGCGTGTCAGACCCCGACCATAAGCGCGTCATCACCCCCGACACCTTTACCTTCTTTAACCAGGCGCTCATAGCGAGTGAGGCTGCTAACCCCCGCTCGCCTATGACCCCTATGGACGTGTCCTGTGACTTTAGGGTAGTAGACGTTGGCTATAACTTGGCTCCCGAGGCCCGCGAGTGGTGGAGTCGCCTCGACAAGAAGGGTAGGGCGTTTGCCGCTAACCACCTGATAGGCGTAATAGACATCGTGAAGATACGACTGGAGGTAGTGAAGGAGGGGAAATTACCGTAATGCCCTGGATATCCGCTCAAGACTACTTCACGGCGCTATCCGAGCAAGAGGAGGACGAGCGCGACCGCTGGCGCTCAAGGATTGACCGGATGATACACGAAGGCGTGAGGTTCAAGGAAGGTAAGGTGTGCGCTACTCCAGGGTGTACTAACCGCATTGGCAAGAGCCGGGGGAAGGCCATCTGGTGTCTTGATTGCCGGTTGGAGAAGGAAACGATTGCGAACAGAAAGCGGGGGAAGTAGTGGTAACCGTCTACTGGTGCCCTAATTGCGGTAACGCCTTCGAGATAGTGGCTGAAGAGGTTAACTGGCAGCGTGTGGACACCCCCGAGATACTAGCACTACTCGACGTCCACCCCTGCCCTGTGTGCATAGAGGACGGGATACATGAGCTCATACCGCTTGATGGAGAAAAGGGGGTGAGGAAGTGA